TTCCGGTGACGCTTCACCGATGTAAGGATAATATAAAGATGACTAAACGTATTTAATTTTCATCACCTTGCAAAGATAATACAAACAAATGTGAAATCCAAACTTCCAAGCGATTATTTTTCAGTCTCTTTGTATGTTTAAGAACATAATTTTGCAGCATAAAAACTTCTCCGTAACTTTGCACCATACGAAAGGAATAGTCCTTTCGCAAACGCTAAAACAAATGGATTTATGGAAAATCTGACTATCTCAGATGTTATGGCTCTTCGTCGTGACGATGAGCATGGGTACCGCAGACATTACGGATACGGTACCGCCGCAACAGGCTTGGCGCTCGGCGCGTCAGGTCTGGCCGTAGCCCTCTTCGGAGGCGCCGCCTTGTGGGCAGGTCTGAACTCGGCCGGCAAGGCCCGTTCGGAAGGCGCGTACAACACCATGAACGCGCAGGCGAAAGCCAACGCAGACCTCGTGGCATTGCTTGCCAGCCGTGTGACCGAGGAAAGCAACCGTGCCAACACCATCAACATTGATGTGGCGCAGACACTGCGTAACCTGACGGGCGCTACCGCTACCGGCGGCCAGTCGTCCGCACAGTCACAGGCTTTGGCTACCGCAGAGGCACTGGCGTTGATTAACCAGCAGAACACTGCAAATCCGCTGTCAAGTGTAATTCAAAACGCTTGCAGCCTTCGTGTGACGCGAGTGGCTGAACAGAACTGCGGTTGCGGTTGCAACGGCTAATCCTACTGCGAATGGAGAAAACTTGGGGAGGCGACACATTCGCCGCTTCCCCTTTTAACCGAGAATTTTAATTTATGTGGTGGAAGAATAAAATCGACTTGAAAATGGTACAGCCAACCTCAAAGATGAGTTTGAAAATCAGTTGCCTGATGGCATGCAGGAACAACGTGCAGGAGGCCGAGAAGCTTTACGGGTTCCTCGCGGAAGGGATAGGCTCGCTGCCTGACTTCGACGCTCCTGTCCCCAACGCTTTCGAGCAAATCAAGCAAGGGGTCGGGCAGGCGTTCGGCTGGTTCAAGGACAACAAGGACGACATCATCAATGCCGTCGGATACATCCAGTCCATGCGACACGGTAGCTCTCCTGTACAAACTCCACAAGCCGAAGAGCCTCTTCCTCCGTTAACCCTTGATACGGCGAAGAAATGAAAGTAAGGGAGATAAAGTTCCTCGTGTACGCCAACAATGACGACGAGGCAGAGAAACTGTCAGACGCCCTGTTCGCTTTTGTGGACGAGAAAAGGATGAAGGGCATAGCGGTTACGGCAAACGCGCTTACGGACGCTCTGAACAAGTACAAGGGGAATATATTCGTGAACCAGTTCTTAAAGTCATACAGCAATGGAAAATAAAAGTATCTTCACCGTGCTGGCCGAGGCTGTCGGCACAGTGAACCAAAATGTGGTGGACCTGTTCGCTCTCGTGGACGAGCAGGCAAAGAAGATTGACGAGATTCACTCGGCTCTTTTCGCGTCCACAAACGATATAAAGCCGGCCAACGACGGCGGCGAGGCTTGATGTAAGTAATAGTCGTCTTAAATTCTAACTTATGAGTTGTAATTGTAATCAGGTGCAGCCGGCGAACATCACGGCTACACTCGCTGCGGGGTCGGTGGCATCCCCGTTCTACGTGATGGCGAACATCACCCAGCGTCTTTGCTACAAAACGTGTGCGGCGAACACTCCGGTGTTCAGCCCGAGATTCAGTGTGCTCTCCTTTGCGAAGGTAGGCACGTCGCAGTACATGGCGACCTGCCATGTGGAGGGCATCATCAGTTACATTCCCTGCGGCGGAGGGTGTGACTGTACGAAACAGCAGCCGTTGAGTCAGAACTTCACCATCCCGTTCTACTCAACTTCGACTCCGCTTACCGTATCCATCGTTCAGGGTACCACCATCAACGATGTGGCCGTCAGCGGATGCCAGAGCTGTTCGCGTTCGTTCATCTCTGAAACGCCTCTCTCATTGACCGTATCATCGACCGCGACCGCTGCGGCAGAGCAATGATACCCATACTGATGGCGGCGGTCTTCGCCACGGTGGGCGTGCATCTCGGACTTTTCGAGGCTGTCACAGGCGTGATTGGGAGAATGGCAAGATGCGAGAAATGCTGCTCGTTTTGGCTCTGCCTGATAGTGGCATGGTACACCGGAGAGAATATTGTATCCGCCTTCTTCTGCGCCATAGTGGCCGCATACCTCAGCCACTGGATAGGGCTGCTGCTTATATTGTTGAACAAAATCTATGAGAGGTTATGGCAAAGGGTAAACAGAAGGAAGTAGTCAAGCCGGAGATTGAATATCCGCTTATGGGCACGTATCACCCGCTTCCTAAATTCAATTCTAACTGTGTAAATTGTTAAGTTATGGGAATGAGTTACAAATCCATGTTGGAGGAAGCCAAGAAGAACGGCGTTACCTCCGAAAAAGTGATGTGGGCCGGCATCGAGGATGTGGACGGCCTGCTGTGTACCGTCAAGGAACTCGACAAGCAGAAGTATTATGACTTCATGCGTCACGCCTACGGCACGCTGTATTCCAACCACTACGCCACGAAAGAGTTTGCCGAATGGGACGTTGAGCAGATGTGTTCCACACAGACTGACGGCAAGAAGCTTGAAGGGCAGTACTGGACCTGCGAGCAGGTGTATGACGCCTACAAGTCGATGGGCAAGTCGGTTCCGTCCGGTGTGACCAAGTACGACCTCTATGTGGCCGCCAACTCCGCCAAGCACGACTTCGGAAGAAAGTTCTCCGACGAGCAGGTGCTGGAGATTGCTTGGCTTTTCTACTTCGCCGACGAGGACTATCCTTCCGGCGACAAGATTTACAGGTATATGAACATGGTTCACGGCAAGTAGGCTTATGGAAATCCGAATCGAGATAAGGAAGGGCGGATGGACCGTTCAGACGGAAATCCGCGATGTGGAGGACGATTCCGTAGTGAAGGCCGCCAAGGCCGTAAGGGATGTGTTCATGCAGGACGGCGTTCCCGAGAGCTTGAACGGGCTGCATCCGTTCTTTCGGGAATCGGAGTGAAATGGGTAGGGGTGGCTTAAAAACCGCCCCTTTCTTTTGGATTTTTGAAAAGTTTATAATTACCTTTGTATCAGATACTTTTTAGTTATAACTTAAAGACTTAGGAAATGGACTTTTTGAAATCATTGATTGTTTCCATCGTGTCGGCTGCGGCGGCATACCTGCATCCGATTTACGGGGAGGTTCACACGATACTGACGGTATTGGCCGTGAACTTCTTCGTGGGCCTTCTCGTGGGACTCTTTGTGAACAACGAGGGATTCCAGTTCAGAAAAGCGTGGAGGTGCGTCGTGGAGGCTACGGCGTTCTTCGCTCTCGTATGCTTCATCTATTACACCGGCGACCACAAAGGCACGCCCGAAAGCGCCACCCAATGCGTCAGCTTTGTGACCTACGCGGTCATGTACTTCTACACCACGAACATTTTAAGGAATATGTGCACGCTGCTGCCTGACGGGACAGTAGGTCATAGATGCGCTTCATTCCTGTACTTTGTGGTCAGCGTGGAGTTTATCAAGAAAATACCGTTCTTGGCGGATTATTTCAATCAGGAGAAAGAAAAGGAGGTCAAAGATGAAATCAAGTGAGAAACTTATCAGCCACATCAAGGAATTTGAAGGGCTGAGACTGACGGCCTACAAATGCTCGGCAGGCGTGTGGACCATCGGCTACGGCCATACGAATGGCGTCAAGCAGGGGCAGACAATCACCGCGGAGAAAGCGGAGGAACTGCTGAAGGAAGACTTGTTCTCTTTTGAACAGGGTGTAATCGTGCTGGCCGGACAAAAAGGGTTCTCGACAACGCAGGGACAGTTTGACGCGCTTGTGGACTTCGCCTACAACCTCGGACTTAGCGCACTCCGCTCGTCCACACTCGTAAAGAGAATCGCCGAAAACGCATCACTCAGTGTTATTCAGGCGGAGTTCAAGAAATGGGTAATCGCCGGAGGGAAGGTTCTCCCCGGACTTCAAAGACGCCGCGAGTGGGAAGCGAACCGCTATGCGGAAGAAGCGTAAGAAAGGAGGCTCGCCATGACAGAAAAAAGAAAGGATTTCGGAATCACATGTATCATCGTCGTAATGGCCGTGTGCCTGTTCCTCGTCAGCTCATGCAGGACGACAAAGTACGTACCGGTGGAGACAAAGGTGACTGAAACGGTCGCCTACCACGACACGACGATAGTGGAAAAGCTCAATGTCTATCACGACACCATCGCCGCTCCGGACACCGTCAGTTATCTCGAGAACGAATACGCCTACTCATGGGCGCGTTTCCAAAACGGGCTGTTGTCACACTCGCTCGGAACCAAAGAACA